AGCAACATCAGGTAAATACTTTTGCCATGCTTCATATTCTGCACCCATATAAGGGTCATCAGGTACATCTACTGCCAGAATCAACTTCACATACTGCATGCCTACACTGTGGTTTTTCACATATCCTTTCAAGTATTGCTCATACATATACTTATTGCGCGGGTCTTGTCCGGTTGCTTTGATAGTTGAATCAAATACTAAAGCCTCAGTCATGCCAGGCATATCATAGCCTAACTGCTGCCATGTGAAGTTTTGAGTATAGGCTTTGAGCATTGCACCGTCTGAGATAATTTTTTCAAACTCCATGTCATGTTCTTGCAGGTGCATGATAAACTTATTTTCCTGCAAAGATTTAGTCCATAAACCAGGCATATGAACATCACCGTGCGAGTCCATGATGTTAGTCGTATTGATAATCACACGCACTTTAAGGCTATCCGGTAGCGTATTTAATGGCGTATTGGCCTTCAATGCTTCACGTGGAACATCTGGAATAAATGAACCAAAAGATACCGCATCGGCTTTCTTCATGTTTGCCTTTTTAGCGGCAATCAATTGGCCTTTGCGCAATTCCTTATTACCATCTTTCAGGTACTTGAGTAATTCGTCTTTTGTCATCTTTTCCATAACCTACTTAGTTATTGTTTGCTGCTCCTTGACCTGTTTCTGTTTGGCCGCTTTGAGTTTCTTGAGCTCCTCCCGCGTTAGTGTTTTGCCCATTGCTATTTGAGTTAGTTGTTTCTGAATAATACACATCCCCGCCTTCAATCGTATCGTAACCTCTGGCCGTTAACCATTGATTTTTAGTAATCAGATTGTTTTGATATTCAATAAATAAAGCATCATTCCAAGCTTTTGCCGCTTCCGCTCTTTGCTTTTCATCTTCCTGAAGTATCTGCAAATCTGAAAAGTCGATTGTAATTACCGCGTTGTTTTCGGCTGATTGAAACACGGCATTATACACGTTCATGTCGCGCTTTGCATCTGGTATGATGTTATTCTGATAGAGTGCCTTATGTGCGCCTGATTGATTGCTAAACGTTGCGCCTGAATCTTCGTAAAGAATATACGAATAACCGTATCTGTGGCAAATAGCTTTTTCACCTGCAACTACCGTATCTTTTGTGCCCAATTGATTCACATCAAAAGACATCGGATTCCAACGTACAGCCGTGCGAGTGATGGCGTATTGATATTGTTGCCAGTTAAGACCGTACTTATTAAGCTCGTTTTGAATCTCGCCTTTTTCCTTTTCAGACATTGGCAAGTAACCCGCCACGCTATCCTTAACTGCACCTGCATCATGTGAAATAAAACCTAACGGGCCGCGCTTTTTCAATAGCACATTATCGGCTTCCATTGCCGCGCAAATATTACTAATCGCAAAGTCAAGTCCTACCAAACGCGATTTAGGCAATAGAAAATCGCATGTTTCATCCTGCAAAAAACCATCATCTAAGATAAAAATCTGGTCAGGTGTAAATGATGATACCTTGCCGTTAAGGTTTAGCTTATATTCTTTGACAATTCCTTTAATATCCGATTGCCCGATTAGATTCTTAGTGCCTACTGCTTCGAATAACCACGGAGGGAGATTAAGCAATGCCACCGCGTAAGACTTATCAAAGTTTTCCATGCCTACTGGCATCACTGGAAGGACAGGACAAAAACCGAAAACCTTTTTATAGACCTTCTGCTGACCTCTAAACTGTTGCCATGATTGCAACGGGTTAGGCTTTGCAAAGAGTTTGTTAAGCCGTTGAGCATAAGGCGAAGTAGCGTAGTCGTCTTTACCCTTACCACCTTTACGAAGTATTTCAAGTTCACCTGTTAAGTCTGCTTCAGCTAATCTATCAATGACACTTGCCAAAGGAAAGCAATATTGATAAGCCCAGTATTGCATATCGCGATTAGCTAATCCAAGCCATTGCGCATCCTTATCTTTTAAATCGATTACTTGACCGTTGGCATTGTAAGGTATAAAGCCGATGTCTGTTCGTGCCTTATATGTGGAAGGTGTGAACCCTGCAATAGTTCCGAATAGGTTATTATAAAAACTCATTCGGGTTTGGTTTTATTATTTTTTTCGAGATACGTTTTAACGGCTGCGATGATAATCCAGCGTATGAGGTAGGCGGATAAGATGGCTGCAAGTACCTCTAAATACATTTGCTTAGTCGTGTAATCGTTTAGGCAAATATACATTTTTAAATAAAAAAACAAATTGCATCATTCAGCACGATAAAAATGTGTATAAATCGCATATCTGGCCGCGTCTAAAATGTGGTTATCCTTATCTATTGGTGTATTAATCGACTTACCAGAATCAGGGTCGGTCATCCACATATACCTTTTACGCTCAAAGTCTAAGTTTTTAGAACTTTCTGTATAGTAAATTTCGTACTCATTGACCTTTGAAATACCCGCATTTATTGACCCTTGACCTTTACGGGCTGCAATGGCTAATAGTTCCAACTGCCTTAATTGCCTAATCATATCTCCGTCATGCTCACAATAGATAGGCGTTTCAGGTGTAAATCCTACTGAGTTAAACAATACCTTTAACTGATTTGGAGTCATGGCGGTAGTGTAACACAATTCATGCAGATAGATTTTATTAGCTATCCTAACACATAGCACACCAGCAGTAGGGTCATTTGTATAGCCAAAGTCCAAGCCGCCAAACTTACCATCCTCTTTAAATGGAAAGTCTTTATCAGGAATCATTTTCCAATTAGGATAAATTAACCCGGATAGATTGCCCGTCATTCCCCTCGCATATACCCTCCAAAGTTCCTTATCTTTTATGTTTTCAGTCTTATCATGGTCTTTTTGGCTTAAAAAAGGATTATGCCTATGATCTGAAATAATCAACTCAACGGAAGCGTTCAAATCGTTACCGTCCTTAGTTGTTCCGATTAGCTTTTCATGCGCCCAAAATGGAGCGGTAGGGTTATAATCTATAAACACCTTTTTACGGGTTCTTTTGGCAAGCTGCCAGAATATCGGATAGCTTATGCCTTGAGCCTCATTGATAAATAGATATTGTCTTTTACCCTGCTTTGCCGTTTGTTCATCTTGATAGCTGGTAAACTCCATTATCCAACCGGACTTGAAATAAATCGTGCGGTCGGTTTCGTTCCAATCTCTTACAAATTCTTTTAGATAATCGTTAGTGTTATAAATGCTTTTAGCCGTTCGATATGCCCCTTTCTTTGAGTCAGGAATAGACTTGGAAACTATTGTGATAATAGGATCATCTTTTGGCGCGGGTGTAGTAGCGGTGTAATAAAGTAGCTGAATGAGGGCGTATGTTTTACCCGAATCAGTACCTCCCTGATTAATGACAATATCAGCCTTTGAGTCTTTATTTTTAAGGAATAACGGGCCGCAATCAAACATCTATTTTATCCTCGCTTCCTGCCATTGGAGGTGCATTGTTGAATATTTGTATAGGTGGTGCAGATTGAACGCCATCAACTTTTATTTCCTGATTAGCCTTACCGTCTACTCTATCAATAACCTCTTTAATTGCGTTTAGGTCGCCTTTTTCAATGGCTAATTCGATTAGCTTTCTGAGTAGCTTACCTGCATTGTCATCCTGTTCTAATTTTTCACGAAGTAGAGTAGATAGCCATTTACTGCCCGGATTGCCCTTTTTATTGATTCTTTCAGGGTTTGTGTGAAATCCTTGCCCTGCTATATTTTCAGGATTTGGCATCGTTGTTTTTTCGTTGTGTTCTTTTAGCAAATTAAAAACCCCTACCGAACTGGCAGGGGCTGAAATTTCTTTTGGAAGCGTTAGCCACCTCTTCCATTTTTTCAGCTAACGATACAAAATTATAATAATTATTTGGAAATATCAAAACAGCTTATTTTGACTTATTCGGAAACTGTTTATTAAGCCATTCTTTGCGCTTTTTGCAAGCACGGCATTCTTTGACATTTGGGAATACCTTTTTTATGACATCTGCCACATAATCGCCTAATGGCATGGGTTCTTTTTTACTTTTCATATCTGGATTTATTCGGAAACCTCTTAAAAAGCCATTTTTGAACACCTTCGCTCATATGTGGCATTGTGCTAAAACAAGGCCAATAATCGCGTGGAATATCCTGACTTTTGCAATCGCTGATTTGTTGTTTGTTTGGTTCATGATTAGCGTATAGACTTTTGATTATAAACCCATAGCGATTATCCCAGTCTACGTCATCCACTACACGCTCGATAAATGCCCTCTTTTGATAGATAATCGGGTAATGAATATCATAGTGCAGTACTGGTTTACCTATGTGCAAAAGATGCTCATAGGTGTTTTTTATCCGATAGCCATAAGGAGACGGGCCGCGTAATTGGTACATTTCTGGCAGTGTGCGGTCGTAGTAATTTGGGAAGTTTTCAGCATCGAAAGGCTTGAGTAGGAAATGGTCATCATTCATGAAAAGGAATGAATCTGATATTTCATGTTCGAGACAAGCTGCTTTAACCTTTAGCATGATGTTCTTATCAGGCACTAACTTTTGGCTATCCTGTTTAGGTATATGATAGCAATTTTGCAGCCATTTAGGATAATCTCCTACTATCCAAATATTACGGTAATTGCTTAGGTTTTCTTCAATAGCCCGTAAACAAATACGCAATTCATTATCTTGCCAGCGTGAGCCTTTGCCTAATGGAATGACAATGTCTATCATTTTCTTTTAAAGGCCATTGTTAAAATATTCGGCAAAGTGCTGTTAGATTTTCGCACAATGTCTTCATGCGTTGACACCGCTACCTCATGCCATCCCTGTGATTGCATAAAGCGTTTAAGGCTTGAGCGGTCAAAGTGGTGCAAATGCTCATTTGGTTTTCGGTGCTTATATTCATTATCAAACCATTCCTGACCTACCGTGTGAAAGTGGCAATAAGGCAAAGAAATAACAACCGTATGACATGGTAGCATCTTGACAAAAGACAAATCAAAAACGTGTTCTAATGCATCCCAAAAGGTTATTACATCTACTGGCTTTAGCTTATCTACAATTTCGCAGCCTTCTACTTCGATGCCTGTTAAGTCATAACCATACACATTATGTATCTGCTGTTTTGCAAACTTCATAAATGCACCGTTGCCATAGCCATAATCTAAAATGCTTTGCGGATGTGTACCATGTGATGCAATAGTAAAACCTAACCGCAATGCCTGGAGAATATCTGATTGCCTTTTATAAGCCTCTGAATCATATGTACTCACATAAGTAGAATCATACGTATAAGGCTCTGGATTTTGTTGGTGAATTACGCCAAATGAATCGACTATGTAACTGTAATCTTTAGAGTTAAAAATCATAAAATATGTTCGTTATGTGTTTTAAAAAGTGCATTTGATTTTACCGGATTGCGTTCTAAATAATACTCTTTGCCTAAACCTTGTGCAATCGTTAAAGCTACTGATTGATTACAAAGCAACACTTTACAATCTTTAATCAGATAAGCCATTTCTAAAATATCAGTACATTCCATGTATGGAATAAATATTCCTGTTTCTTCTACAAATGCCTTATACTCATCTCTAAAGCCTATAAAAACAGGGCTTTCTAAGCGTGGTATTATTTCCTTCCACTTTACGCGGCTATGCTTGCGCCATCGTGGAGTGCGATGTATAAGCGAATAGGTATGTGCAAAGCCTTTAGAACCAAGTTTTAAAAAAGGTGTATTCCAACCCGTATGCGGTAAATTAAATTGATTGAGATAGCTTATTATGATGTGATTTAATCCGCGCTTTGGCTGCCTTCGTGCTAAATCCATGTTGTAATCAAACTTGATTGCAGGGTCAAATTCAAAAGGCGGATAATCTCCAGATGTGGGCAAACATTCAAAGCCTTGTGATTCTAAAAGCCTTTTGATAGCCGTATAAAGATTGCCATAAGGCGGATAGTAATATGATTCTTTTACATAGACTGTTTTTACTCCAAGCCGATGCATGACAGGAATTGAATACACAATATCACCTAATCCGCCTGAAGTTGCTGCAATCATTTTGCAAAAATATAAACAGGTTCAATCGCGTTTTGATTATCAATATTCACTAAGGTAAGCCCTAATTTTTTAGCGCGATATTCTACTTCATCTTCTGGCATCCATACATGATGATGATTATAAAACTCACCATCATCAAAAGGGTCTTCTTTATCAGTCGAAGGCATATCAAACACTACATACTTTGAGCTACACTCTGCTAATACTTTTAAAATATCATTCCATTCATGCAATCCAAAGTGCTTCATAAAAGCAAAAGCACATACTATATCGAAGTCATTTTTAAACTTCATTTTGCGCACATCGCTATTTTTGAATTTAAGAGTAGGATTCTTTTTTTCTGCTAATGCAATGGATGGCTTATGTTTTTCAACTCCAGTGTAGAAGCATTCATGCAATAACTTTGCAAGGTTGCCAGTAGATGAACCAACTTCTAATAATACGCAATTATCAAACTCTGCAATCAATTCGTTAATGATACTTGCCTGATGTTCATGAATGTGTTTATTTTTTTGCCATTCTGATTCAATGTATTGCAACATTCCTTCTTTATCAAGAAACTCAGAGTAATCGGGTAGTTTTATCATCTATCAAATAATTTATAATCGTCCTTCACAAATTTAAACACTTCATCGGGGCTGCAAAATTGCATTTCAGTGAACTCTATACCCCTATTAGGATTGCGCCAGCTACCCATCATCTTTTTTAAGTGAGGCGGGTAAAACATCAAACAATCTGTTTTAGTGGTCAGTGTTTCTGAAAGTATTGGCAAGCCAGACGGAAAGTAAAACGCATAATTCAATCGCTTCATTACCTCAATCACATAACCAAGCGGCTTTCCTACCGTATCAAAACATTGAATGTTATTAGCCTTTAAACGATTGACAAGTTTAATCCCTAAAT